GCGGCGCACTAGGTTGGTGGGCGGTTCAGCAGCTGGCGGTGCAATAAACGAGTCATTGACAGCAGATGGTGCTACTCCGGAACAGGCCCAAGTTGCTGAACAATTAGGAATTTCAGAGGACGCTGTTGCGAATTTAGAGAAACTAAGTGGCATCGGTGCAGGCATGGAGAGAGTTGCAGGAGCATTTGAGAGAATCAATGCTTTAGAAAACTTCAAAGATAATATAGAAGTTTTTGAAAATGGACTTGACACAACAGCACTTTCACAGTATAATAGAAATATGCAAGAACTAGCAAGAGCTCTTGAAGACATGAATGACGCATTAGCAGAAACTAACAGCGGCGGCTTGTTTGGTGGAGGATCTGGAGTAGCAGCGGCTGATGTAATTAAGAACATGGGTTCAGGAATGGGCGAAGAAGTAGCAAATCAGTTAAATACTAGACTAGAAACAATGAATACATTACTATCTGAAATAAGAGACATAAACAGACAGCATAGAAATCTAACAAGAGAGATGGTTGACTAAAGGATAACAATGAGCTGGAAGAAATATTTTACACCTGTACCAACAGGAAACAATGCAGACGGAAGTTACAGTCCTTTTGCTGGTTTAAATAGCGGATTACAGCCAGGTCCGGCGGCTAGAAACTATAACTCACACTTACCTGATGTATATGTTGGTAGTCCTAATCGTGTTGAACGTTATGGTCAATACAACACAATGGACAGTGATTCGGAAGTCAATGCTGCACTAGACATTCTCGCTGAGTTTTGTACTCAAAAGAACGATCAAAACAATACAAATTTCTCTTTTGAGTTTAAAAATAAAGCAACAAATACAGAAATAACAATTTTACAAAAATATTTACAACAATGGTGTAAACTAAACAAGTTTGAAACACGTATGTTTAGATTAATACGTAACGCTTTCAAATACGGCGATCAAATTTTTGTTAGAGATCCAGAAACTGCCAAACTTTTCCATGTTGATGCGGCCAACTTAACAAAAATTATTGTTAATGAGTCAGAAGGTAAAACACCAGAGCAATATGTTATAAAAGACTTTAATCTAAATTTTAAAGATCTTGTAGCAACAACACCACATCAAACAAATGGCCAAGTAAACAATGGCGGAATGGGTAGTCATCAAAGTGCAAGTGCTGGTAAAGGTTACATAGGAAGCCAATCTGCAAGTCAAGCAGGTACTAGATGGAGCAGAGAAGAAGCAGAAATTGCTGTTGATGCTAAACATGTAGTTCATTTAAGTATGAGTGAAGGTTTAGACAACAATTATCCATTTGGTAATTCTTTGCTAGAAACTATTTTTAAAGTTTATAAGCAAAAAGAACTACTTGAAGATGCAATTATTATATACAGAGTACAACGTGCTCCAGAAAGGCGTGTATTTTATGTTGATGTAGGTAACATGCCTAGTCACTTAGCAATGCAATTCGTAGAAAGAGTTAAAACCGAGATCCACCAGAGACGTATTCCAAGCCAAACAGGCGGGGGTACGAATGTTATAGACAGTAGTTACAACCCGTTAAGCATAAATGAAGATTATTTCTTTCCGCAAACAGCAGAAGGTAGAGGATCTAAAGTAGAAACGTTGCCTGGTGGTACTAATTTAGGTGAAATTGACGATTTACGTTACTTTACTAATAAGCTCGTGCGTGGTTTACGTATTCCGTCCTCATATTTGCCCACAGGTGCTGAAGATGCAAGTAGTCAGTACAACGATGGAAGAGTAGGAACAGCGTATATACAAGAATTAAGATTCAATACATATTGCGAACGCCTGCAAAACATGCTAATCGAAGAATTTGATCAAGAATTTAAAAAATACTTGTTAGAAAAAGGTGTAAATGTTGATACTTCAATGTTTGATCTTAAATTTCAACCTCCACAGAACTTTGCAGCATACAGACAAAGCGAAGTTGACAATGCTAGAGTACCTACATACACACAAATGAGTGCAATACCATATATTTCTAATAGATTTGCACTAAAAAGGTTCTTAGGCATGACAGAAGAAGAAATTGCAGAGAATGAACGTTTATGGCGTGAAGAAAATGACGAAAATCTTGAAACTCCAGCAACAGATGCCGCAGGAGAAATGCGTAGTGGTGGTATTTCAGGAGCAGGAATAGATGCAGATATGGGCGGAATGGAAGATGTAGACGCATCTGTCCCATCAGAAGACGGTGGAGAAGGAACTCCTCCAGAAACTACAACAGGCCAAGAGCTAGGCGCTAGTCCGGCAACTACAGACCAAACGGTATAAATACAATATGATACTTAGAGAATTATTTTATTTTGATAGAGAAACTATTGAGCCCGTAGAAGACAAGAGCTACGAGCCGCAACACGACGATTCACCTGTAAAAGCAACTGATACAAGGCAAACTAGATTAACGCTCGGTCAAATTAATAGAATTCGTAAAGCGTCTGAGTTACATCAAGAAGAAGTAGACAACGAATTAGACTTTATTAGACAGATGTACGGAATAGCAGCACAAGCGGAGGCCGGCGGTGCTGTTTAATGGCAAAAATAGATAAGACTCTTTATACAAAAGAGGAATGGCGGATTATTAAAAACCGCCGCAGACTAGAAAAAGAACTCCAAAAACAAAAACAACGTATTGCTGAAACAAAGCATTCAGCGAAAACTAGCATTGCCTTTGTCTTAGGCAACGGTGTTAGCAGAAAGTCGATATTACCAGAGGATTTACAAAAGCATGGCCGAGTTTATGGTTGTAATGCTTTGTACAGGACCTTTTCTCCTGACTATTTAATTGCTGTAGACGTTAAAATGATACTAGAAATATCACGTAGTGGGTATCAAAATACAAATCAAGTATGGACAAATCATAATAAAGCATATTCAGAAATTAAAAACATTAATTATTTTCAACCAAGTAAAGGCTGGAGTAGTGGTCCAACAGCATTATGGCTAGCAGCTGAACACGAATACGAAGATATTTACATATTAGGGTTTGACTTCCAAGGATTAGATAACGGATCTAAATTTAATAACCTATACGCCGATACAAAAAACTATAAAAAAAGCAATGAAGCCGCAACATTTTACGGTAATTGGCTACGACAAACCAAACAAGTTATAAGAGATAACAAAAAAACAAACTTTCATAGAGTTATAGCACCAGATAATTATCAGCCTATAGAACTAAATAATTTTGATAACTTTAGTACAATAGAGCTTGGAGATTTTAAAAAAATCTTCAATTTTTCCTAACATATGCAAAAAAGGCCTCTTTTGAGCCTATATCTACGCATATTTCCCCCATTTTGTTAAATAATAGTGACAGCCTTACCATAGGTATAACTTTTATAGGAGAACAAAAATGGCAGATAAAAACAAGTTCGAAGAAATGCTCGAGCGTCTTGTTAATGAAGACAAAGCTGGTGCAGAAGAACTATTCCACGAAATTGTTGTAGAGAAGTCAAGAGACATCTATGCAAACTTAATTGAACAAGATTTAGAAATCGAAGAAGAAGACAAAGAAGTCGAAGAAACTACTGACGAAGAAGTAGATGAAGCTACTGACGAAGAAGTAGATGAAGCATCTGATGAAGAAGTAGATGAGTCAAGCGACGAAGAAGTTGACGAAAACTTTGATTTAGACGAATTTGAAGTCGAAGGTGAGCCTGAAATGGGCGGAGATCCAGTAGACGACATGATGGGTGACATCGAAGCAGGCGACGACGAAGAAGGCGACGAAGAAGGTGAAGAAGATGAAGACCTTGAAGATCGCGTAGTTGACCTTGAAGATGCACTAGACGACCTAAAAGCTGAATTTGAAAAAATGATGGGCGACGAAGGCGAAGGCGACGAAGCTGGTGAAGAAGAGCCAGAAGAAGCATTTGCATTTGAAGCAACTGACGAAGAAGTAGACGAAGCTGCTGACGAAGAAGTAGACGAAGCATCTGATGAAGAAGTTGACGAAGCTGATGAAAAAGAAGTAGAAGAGTCTAAGTCTGCAAAATCAGAAAGAGAACAAATGCGCGAGTACGTTGACAAAGTAGCAGGCGGACACGGCGCAGAAAAGAAAAGCTCAGGCGACAATGGCGACAACACAAAGTCACCAGTAGCAGGAGCAAATGACATGGGTGGCACTTCAGCTAACATCGCTAAAGGCGGAGAAGCAGGAAGCGGCGACCATGCTGGTCTAGGTGATTTAAACGCAAAAGACCAAGATGGCGGAAACATCAATGTACCAGGCGGTAAAGCGTCTAAAGCTGGCAAAAGCGAGCCAGGACACGGTGCAGAGAAAAAAGGTAAGCCAGAAAACGCTGATAACAAATCATCTGTAGTCGGCAAGTAAATAAGGAAGCTGAATGGGAAACCTACTAAGAGAGCATCTGACATTCGACCAAGCACAAATGGTTGTTGAGTCTGCTAACGAAGGAAAGGATCTTTACCTAAAAGGTATTTGCATCCAGGGCGGTGTACGCAATGCAAACCAGCGTGTGTATCCTGTAGAAGAAATTGGCAGGGCTGTCAAAACTCTCAACGATCAAATTCAAGGAGGATATAGTGTTCTCGGAGAGGTAGATCATCCAGAAGGACTTAACATTAACCTGGACCGTGTATCACACATGATAACTGAAACATGGATGGACGGACCAAATGGTTACGGTAAACTTAAAATATTACCAACCCCGATGGGGCAACTAGTTAAAACAATGCTCGAGAGCGGAGTTAAACTAGGTGTCTCGTCTAGGGGATCTGGTAACGTATCAGAAGACGGAAGCGGTCAAGTTTCCGACTTTGAAATCATAACGGTGGACGTTGTTGCACAACCCAGTGCTCCAGGTGCGTACCCTACGCCAATATACGAACACTTGATGAACACCCGCGGAGGGTACCAGGCATTTGAATTAGCACAGGCAACTAAAGAAGACCAAAAGGCACAGAAATACTTAAAAGAGAGCTTATTAAAAATAATAAGCGGGCTCCGATAAATGAGGAGAAAATAATATGTTGGAAGCATTAAAATCACTCTTCGAGAGCACAGCACTTTCTGAAGAAGTAAAAGCAGAAATACAAGAAGCTTGGGAAGCGAAGATCAACGAGAATCGTCAACAAGTTACAGCTGAACTTCGTGAAGAATTCGCTAAAAAATACGAGCATGATAAATCAACTATGGTTGAAGCAATCGATGCAATGTTGTCTGAAAAGCTAATTGAAGAAATTTCAGAGTTTGCAGATGATCGTAAACAACTAGCTGAAGCAAAAGCAAAATATGCAATAGCAATGCGCGAAAACGCAGACCTAATGAAGAATTTTGTTTTAGAGCAGCTACAAAAAGAAGTAAGCGAACTACACGAAGACAAAAAAGCAATGGCTATTAAAGCCGCTCAGTTGGAAGAATTTGTAGTTGAAGCTCTTTCTAAAGAAATTGCAGAGTTCTATGAAGATAAAAAAGATTTAGCAGAAACGAAAGTACGTTTAGTACGTGAAGCTAAAGAACACTTCAAGAAGGTTAAATCTAACTTTATTGAAAGAAGTGCTACAGCGGTATCAGAAACAGTTGATAAAGTCCTTAAAGGAGAAATTACTCAACTTAAAGAAGATATTGAAGAAGCACGAAGAAATGATTTTGGGCGCAAAATATTTGAAGCATTCAGCAATGAGTATTCAAATAGCTACCTAAATGAAAAAAGCGAAAGTGCTAAGTTACTAAAAGTTGTTGAGTTGAAAGACAAGCAACTTGCAGAAGCAAAAGCATTTGCTGAAAAAGCAAAGAATATTGCAGAAGCTCAAAAGGCAGAAAACAATAAACTTGTAGAATCAGCAAACCGCGAAAAGATCATGCGTGGTCTAATTGCTCCATTGAGCAGAGATCAGCAAGAGATTATGACAGACTTACTGGAATCAGTACAAACAGATAGACTTCAAAAATCATTTGACAAGTACTTACCATCAGTTATCGATGGCCAGGCTCCAGCAAAGCGTAAGGCTATATTATCAGAGGCAACAGAAGTTACAGGCAACAGAAAAGAAAACACGACACATATCAAAGCAGACGAGTCAAAAGTACTTGATATACGCCGTCTAGCTGGAATTAAATAAGGAGAAAATGATGTCAGAACTATTAGAAAGTCGCTGGACAGAAACCAAAGACGCTCTTCTTGAAGGCCTGGACGGTAACAAGAAGGCGGTAATGGCTGCCACACTAGAAAACACTCGTAAGTATTTGTCTGAGAGTGCAACAGCTGGAGCAACATCCGCTGGTAACGTAGCTACACTAAACCGTGTAATCCTACCAGTTATCAGACGTGTTATGCCAACTGTTATTGCTAACGAGCTAGTTGGTGTTCAACCAATGACTGGCCCAGTTGGCCAAATCCACACTCTACGTGTTCGTTACGCTGAAGCTTTTGATAGCACAAGCGGAACTGATACTGTAGCAGGTGAAGAGGCACTTAGCCCATTCAAGATTGCGGAAGGATATTCCGGTGCAGCTGACGATAAAGCCGCTACAACAGCAGCTTTAGAAGGTCAAGCTGGACGTAAATTGTCCATCCAAATCTTAAAGCAAACTGTAGAAGCTAAATCCAGAAAGCTATCAGCTCGTTGGACTTTTGAAGCTGCACAGGATGCACAATCAATGCACGGTATTGATGTTGAAGCAGAAATTATGGCTGCATTAGCACAAGAAATTACCGCTGAGATTGACCAAGAAGTTTTAGCAAGCCTAAACAGCCTAGCTGGTAATGCTGCTGAAACATATGACCAAAGTGCTGTATCAGGTACAGCAACATTCGTTGGTGACGAGCATGCTGCATTAGCTGTTCAAATCAACAGAGTTGCAAACTTGATTGCACAGCGTACACGTAGAGGCGCAGGTAACTACGCTGTTGTTAGCCCATTTGCGTTAACAATTCTACAAAGTGCTACAACTTCTGCGTTCGCAAGAACAACTGAAGGTACATTCGAAGCACCAACTAACACTAAAATGGTTGGTACATTGAATAACGCAATGAAAGTGTACGTCAACACATACAGTGCAGACGATGCACCAGTACTTGTTGGTTATAAGGGTTCAAGTGAATCAGACGCACCAGCGTTCTATTGCCCATACATTCCACTAATGTCAAGTGGTGTTGTGCTTGATCCAGCAACATTCGAGCCAACTGTGTCATTTATGACCAGATATGGTTACGTTGAGCTATCAAACACAGCTTCATCACTTGGTAACGCAGCAGATTACTTAGGTAAAGTTGCGATTACTAACGGAAGCGTGAGCTTTAGCTAAGTTTTACTTAAAACGAGAAAATAGGGCCTTAGGGCCCTATTTTTTTGACTACGGTTTTACTTGTTCATTACATACATTGTAACTTCAAAGCCAAAACGCATTTCTGTATAGCTAGGTTTTGTCCACATAACAATCTCCTTTCAATTATTATTTAAACACACTTTTTGACAAAAATCTTGCAGAAAATCATTAATTTTTCATAAAAAGTGGTTGACTTTTATTTTAAAGATGTTATATTAATAACATAAGCAACAAAGACTTAGCTAGTCAATGTTTATAGTGCAAGGAAGAGGCGTTTACCAGAGCGTCGAACTTGACTGTTTAGGGGTGGTACCCAGGTGTTGTACTGGAAACAGGCAATGTCACATCGCTCTACCGAGCGGAAGCAGGTTGTCGCGGAGATGAAATGGTATTTGGTCCGTGGCTTGTAGGTGTAACCGAGTCCTACCTATTTTGCTTATTCTTAAAGCCCGCCACTGTGCGGGCTTTCTTCTTATTTGATAAATACTTGTGTCAGATAGTGTGCCGCAAGGCGGACTTATGCTGTTACCCACAGCGTACCGGATAGAACCCGGATAGGACTACTTTATAGGAGAAAACAAATGGGAAGACCACTTAATAAAAGATACTTTGGACCTGCTACAGCAGGTGGCAATGAAATCAAAGTAGATTTCTATGATGGCACATCAGCTGTTCTAGAAGGCTACATTGTAAAACAATTAGGATCTAAAAAGTTTCGTGTTGCCGCAATTGGCACACCAGGAACTACATACGATCGTTTTTTAACTACAGGAAAATTACCTGCTGCTTTAACAGGCGAAGAAATGTGCATCAGTGTTAAAGGTGATGACGGTGAAACTTACGGCGTTAGTAAAATTTCAGGACGTAAGGCAACTATCATTGCTCACAGTGCAACAGGTTCGAATGCATTAAACGGACAATCGATTCCATGGAACTTCACAGTAAGTGCTGTTGACGGTGCTGTACAAGTTGAAGAAGCTGGTGATGATGACGTACTACTTGGTACTGACGACGACGACTTCACTGAAGACGCATAAGGATAATAACTTATGGACAAGTATTTAAGAGTAGCTGACGGCAACTACAGAGTAGTTGTTAAAGAAGGTGGTAGAATTACACTTGATACAGGTACGGAAGTTGGAGATGTTTACATCACCGGCAACCTAGTTGTTGAAGGCACTACTACTACTCTTGATACAGTCAACACTGTTGTTGAAGACAATATCATTGAACTTAACAAAGGCGAAACCGGAAACGGCATTACTAGAGATGGCGCTTCCGGTATTCGTGTTGATAGGGGTACAATACAAGACGCTCAATTCTTATTTGTAGAAAATGTAACTTGGACAGATACAGCTAACGGAGGCACAGTTGATAAAGGTGCTTGGTCATCGAGATACCCAGGAGGTAGAATCGGAGGCATTGAAACTGTAAGTATTACAACACCGGGCGTAGATTTAAACTTACTTGGTAGATATACATTATCAGGTGTAAGTACAGCAAACCCCGGAGTTGTTACTGTTACAGGAACAGCAAACTATGAGCAACGAGTTACTGATGACGACCATATACCTAACAAAAAATATGTAGATGATGCTATCTTTAACTTCTTTGGTACTGTTGTACCTAACAGAGTTCAAGTAGGCGATACTAAGGTACATGTGTATGATGACAGTGTTTCGGGTCCTAGTAGAGCAGAAACTGTTGTTGACGGTAACTTAGTTCAAGATGTTAGAGCAACTTGGACTGATACACATGGAATACGTATTGAACAAACTGTTCATGGTACTGAAATTAAAACACTTGGTACAAGTCAAGAAGATTTAATATTAAGTGCAACTGGTACCGGACATGTTGTAGTTGACGACAACTTAAGATTAGGTTATACTCCACACGAAGGTGTTGACGGAATAACCGATCCAGTAGAACCAGATGACGGAATACTGTTGTATGCTAAACCATCTCAATCAGCAGGCACAGGTATGTATTTCGTAAATGCACAAAACCAACGAGATGAAATTATAAGTAGAAATAGAGCACTAGTTTATAGTATGCTCTTTTAAGGAAATAATATGGCAATAGTTAATACAGCAATAATTGATCAAGGTGGCGGAGATTATAGACACATTATGTTAACTGTTCCTGCTAATAAGTCATATGCTATTACTAATATTTTAGTTTGCAATACTTATGACCCAAGTGCGTCTAATCCAGAAAACGAAACTTGTGAATTTGATTTACATTTTGTTCCATCAAACGGATCATACAGTGACACTATTACATCTGTAGTTAGACGCTTGTCATTACCAGCAGGCGAAACATTTACATTAGATACAGAAAAAATAGTATTAGACGCAGGCGACTCTGTTCAAATTAACGGAGGACCGTCAGCAAGCGGAACAGGAAGACTTGCTTGCACAGTTAGTTATTTGGAAATTACATAATGAGATTATTGAAGGCACAAAATACAAACCGTAGAACAATTTACGGAAGAGGAGTACAGTTTGATGTAGACGATCAAGTCTATATGGAAAGTACT